CGACAGAGGACAGGAAGTCACACACGATGCCTATTCTATTGCGGCGAATGGAACTTCATATAGAAAAGACCACCAAGGATTCCTCCCTGCTCTAATGGAGAAGTTGTACAAAGAACGCAAGATGTACAAGAAGAAGATGATTGAGTGTCAGAAGCGGAAGCAAGCAGGCGAAAAGAATCTAGAAAAAGACATCGCAAAGTATAACAACTTCCAGTTAGTTCGTAAGATTCAATTGAACTCCGCTTATGGTGCGATTGGTAACCAATGGTTTCGGTACTTCGATGTTGATATGGCAGAAGCAATTACTTTGTCTGGTCAGTTGAGCATTCGGTGGATTGCAAATCATCTCAATGAGTTTATGAACAAGACAGTTGGTACGGAGAATTATGATTATGTTGTCGCTTCTGATACAGATAGTGTGTATTTGCGTTGTGGGAATCTTGTGGATAAAGTTTGTAGGGGTAAGTCCGAGTCGGAGGTGGTTGAATTCCTCAACAAAGCCTCCGAAGAAGTAATCCTACCATTCATCAAGAAGAAGTACGATGAACTCGCTTGTAAGATGAATGCATACGAAAACAAAATGGTAATGGACAGAGAGTGTATCTCATCGAAGGCGGTTTGGACTGCCAAGAAAAGATATATGATGCGAGTCCACGACTCGGAAGGTATTCGCTACACGACTCCGAAGACCAAGATTATGGGTATTGAGACTACTCGTTCCTCTACTCCGCAGGTTGTTCGGGATGCACTCACTGAGGCGATTAATCTTATTCTAACTTCGGACGAACAGACGATTATCGAATTCATTGATAATTTCCGAACACAGTTTAACGGCTTCACTCCAGAAGAAATTGCTTTCCCTCGGGGAGTAAATGGAATGACGAAGTACCTTGACAGAACCACAATTTACCAAAAGTCTACTCCGATTGCCGTGAAGGGTAGTCTTCTTTATAATCATTACGTCAGAGAACTAAAGTTGACCGACAAACACCGAGAGATTGTGGACGGAGATAAGATTAAATTTCTTCATCTCAAGAAACCAAATCCAATCGGAGGCGTATTAGGAACCGACCAAGTAGTTGCATTCCCCAATGAACTGCCCAAGGAATTTGGGTTGGATGATTTCATTGATTACGATATGCAATTCGAAAAGGCGTTTCTTCACCCACTAAAGAACATCCTTGAAATTATAGGATGGCAATGGGAAGAAGTATCTTCCTTAGAAGGATTTTTTGTATGATTGACCAAAGAGCAAAGAGAATTATACTAGATATATTACAAGGGAAGCAACAAGAGTTGCGAGAGATTCTAAAAGAATGCCAATCAGACCCAGACTGTCCACTTGAAGTCAGTAATGATTTGATGGAAGGTCTAGAAGAATTGGAATATGCCATAGGAGAAGTAAAATGAAAAAGAATAATGACTGGGAACTTCCTAGCATTTATGATATAATTGACAGGATGACACTTTCGTTCATCTTTCCTCCTGAAAAGAAGGAAGTCAAGAAACCCCGAAAAATGAAAAGCAAAAAGGCTAAGGTAAAGAAATGAATGTGAAAATTTTCAAACTCAAAAATCAAGAAGAATTTCTGTGTGAACTCGTAGAAGAGAAAGACGACCACTATGTGATTAAGAATCCTTGTGTTCTCTTGCCCACACAACAGCAAACTATTGCGATGTCACCTTGGCTTCCATTTGCTGACATTGAAAAGAAAAGCGTAAAATTTAACAAAGACTTGGTTATGTTGGTTGTGGATGTGATTGACCAAATTGAAGAACAGTATACACAGACTTTTAGTGCTGTACTTGCCCCCAAGTCAAAAATCATAGCACCTAATGGTCCTATCGGACTAGCAACTTGACAAAGGATACACAATGCAAAATAACTTTCTAAACAGCATCATCAAAGAGACAGGTAATAAGTATGCGGCGATTGCGTCAGACGGTATTGATGGTAGCGATGTTAGCGGTTGGGTTGATACAGGCAGTTATTCTTTTAACGCCCTACTTTCTGGTTCTATGTTTGGTGGTATACCTAATAATAAAATTACCGCTATAGCAGGAGAATCTGCAACAGGTAAGACCTATTTTACCTTGGGAATTTGTGATAAGTTCCTTCGTGACAATCCAACAGGAAATGTTCTGTACTTTGATACAGAATCTGCGGTTACTTCGGAGATGATTGCGGAGCGTGGTATCGACCCGTCCCGTGTTGGTATCTTCCCCGTTGCTACGGTAGAAGAGTTTAGACACCAAGCAATCAAGATTGTAGATGCATATACTGAACTTGGAAAAGACCAGAAGACTCCAATAATTATTGTATTGGATTCCCTTGGACAACTTTCCACTGCAAAGGAAATGCAGGACACCGCAGATGGCAAGGGAACGAGAGATATGACTCGCGCCCAAGTCATCAAGGCGACATTCCGTGTACTTACTCTCAAGTTGGGTGCCGCAGGCATTCCACTGATTCTTACGAACCATACCTATGATGTGATTGGTTCGATGTTTCCTCAGAAGGAAATGAGTGGTGGTTCTGGTCTGAAGTATGCCGCTTCCACAATCATTTACCTTTCAAAGAGGAAGGTAAAAGAAGGAACTGATGTTATTGGAAACATCATTCACTGTAAGTTGTTCAAGAGCAGACTTACCAAAGAAAATTCTATGGTAGATGTGATGCTCAACTACGACCACGGACTGAATCCGTATTATGGTCTTGTTGACATTGCAATTAAGTATGAGATTTTCAAGAAGGTATCGACTCGCGTTGAAATGCCAGATGGAACAAAGGCTTACGAAAAGTCCATCTACAAGAATCCTGAAAAGTATTTCACCGAAGAAGTTATGCAAAGACTCGAAGTGGCAGTTGCAAAAGAATTCAAGTATGGTACTATATCTACTGAAGAACAAGTCGAGGAATTAGAACCCGTAGAAACCGTGGTAGAAGATGCTTGAATACACTTATGTAAATCATCCCGCCTCCGAAAAGAGGCAAGCAATAAAAATTAACACTGGTGAGTATGAAGGAATTGTGTTCCACTACAACCAAGTTAGTTTTTATGAAGAAGGTGATACACCTCACGTTAAATTCGACTATGATATACTAAGTGGGGATGACCCCAACACAGAAGAGTTCACCAACCTTCTGGGAGATATTGTAGTTGATATTTTGGAACGAGAGTTTAAGACAGCCGAGCAGGGAGTTTTGGTAGATGAATCAGACTATAGAAAAGACGATACTAAGCAACCTTCTGAAGAATGAACCATTCACCAGAAAGGTAGTTCCATTTCTTAAAGAGGAATATTTTCACGATAGAGTAGAGAAACTTATCTTCACTTCTATCTTTGACTTTATTACAAAGTATAATTCACTTCCTCCCGTAGATGCAATCAATATTACGTTGTCGAATGCTTCTATGTCCGACGATGAATACAAGAACGCAAGTTCTCTGGTGGAAGAAATTGACTGCGAAGTAGATTCAAACGAAGATTGGTTAATTGAACAAACTGAAAAGTTCTGTAAAGACAAGGCGGTATACAATGCGATTATGGAATCCATCCACATTATCGATGGCAAGTCAACGAGCGTCAAGACGGAGAACGCAATTCCAGAAATCCTCTCCGAAGCCTTATCAGTCTCCTTCGACGCAAGTGTCGGACACGACTACATCGAAGACGCTGAAGAACGATTCGAATTCTACCACAAAGTAGAAGCGAAGGTTCCATTCGATATTAGTTTGCTAAACACCATTACGAATGGTGGAACACCTTCCAAGACATTGAATATTGTGATGGCAGGAACTGGTGTTGGTAAGTCACTCTTTATGTGTCATCACGCTTCTTCTTGTCTGTCTCAAGGATTGAATGTACTATACATTACTTGTGAAATGGCAGAGGAAAGAATTGCAGAACGAATCGATGCGAATCTTATGGACATCACAATGGATGAACTAAAGCAACTTCCAGAGATGTCCTATGCAAAGAAGATTAGCAAAATTCAAAAGAACAATTCTGGTAAACTTATTGTCAAGGAATATCCAACAGCAACAGCAAGTACGAATCACTTTCGTCATCTGCTCGATGAGTTGGCTTTGAAGAAGAAGTTCAAACCAGATATTATTTTCGTAGACTATCTGAACATCTGTGCCTCCTCTCGTATGAAGATGTCGGGTAGTGTCAATTCATACACATATATCAAAGCGATTGCTGAAGAACTGAGAGGACTAGCAGTCGAGAGGGATGTTCCAGTCTGGTCTGCCACACAGGTAAATCGAACTGGATTCACCTCAAGTGATTTCGGACTGGAGGATACATCGGAATCATTTGGTTTGCCAGCCACAGCAGACTTTATGCTTGCTTTGATTGGTACAGAAGAACTCGACCAGTTGGGTCAAATTCTTCTAAAGCAACTAAAGAATAGATACAACGATTCAATTTCAAATAGGAAATTTGTCATTGGAATCAATCGTGCCAAGATGAAACTTTTTGACTTGGAAGATACTGCACAAGTTGGTCTAGTTGATACTGGACATAAGAAGGATAGTTTTGGTGTAGGATTTGACGGTAATAATTTCGACACAAAATTTAGCACAAAGAAAGCCAGTGAGGAATTTACTGACTGGAAAATTTAGGAGCATCAACGATGAGTCCCGAAAAGAATAAGATTAATTACAGCGATGAAGAATTGAAAGAATGGGAAAAGTGGGCTACCGATTGGGTACAAGACCTCAAGGAAGAAGACAAGAAAAGAGCAGAAGCAGATAAAGAATGACAACCTTCATAGATAAAAAATTCATCAACAGAGTCTCCCCAACATTAAGAAACTTTAAATGGAAAAAGGAAACTCTGGCGAATTGTTCTTGCCCAATCTGTGGAGACTCTACAAGAAACAAGAGCAAAGCAAGAGGATTCTTTTATCAAAAAGGTAATGATTTTTTCTATAAATGTCACAACTGTGGTGCTGGTCACAACCTATATAATTTTTTAAATCAGGTAGCACCGTCCTTGTGTAAGGAATATTCTCTGGAAAGATTCCGAGGCGGCGAAACAAAGAAGTCAAACTATAAGAAGCCGAAGGAAGAAGAGTTGTTCAGATTCAAAGATTCAAAACCAAAATTCAAAAAGAAAGATAAGGTACTCGACGAACTAAAGTGCCTATCAGATTTGCCAAAAGAACACTCCGCAGTACGGTTTGCGGATATGAGACGAATTCCAAGACAACATTTTCCACTCCTCTACTTCACAGAGGATTTTGGGGGATTTGCTAGATACAATCTAGACCCAGATGTTTTTTGCGGAAAGGAAGAAAGAATAGTAATTCCATTCTTCAACAGTCACGGTAATGTTGTTGCCGCTCAAGGAAGAGCAATCAATTTCAAAGATGAACAAAACGCAAGAGAAACTGCCAAGTATATAACAATTAAAGCAGACAAAAGCATCGATAGATTGTGGTATGGTTTGTGGAGAGCAGATACAAAGAAGAGAGTCTATGTCGTTGAAGGTCCTATTGATTCTCTGTTCTTGAATAATGCAGTTGCAATGGTAGGAGCGGGTGCATTGAAAGAAGTTCCTCTTCGATTCGAAAACACAGAAATGACATACATTCTTGACAATGAACCTCGCAATCGACAGATTTGTGCATACAATGAAAAGTTGATTGAGTTGGGGAAAGAAGTTTGCATCTGGCCAAAAGAAGTTTTCGAAAAAGATATTAATGATATGGCATACAGACTTTCAACTCGCAAGATTCAAAAGATTATTGATGAGAACACATATAGTGGTTTACAAGCCACGTTAAAGTTTAACGAGTGGCGAAAGGTGTAAGATGTCAGAAATTTCGTTATGGATGTGGACGGGATTTCTTCTCGCCGCATACAGTGTGATTGCAAACGATTCAATCCAGACTCTCGGAACTTGGATTGCAAGTAACAAAAAAGTTAACTGGAAAATTATGTGGGGGTTCGCCTCCACTGTTCTTCTTATTGCCATCTGGTACGGGTGGTGGGCATATGATGGTAGTATATCATACGGAAGATTGAACAAGATTCCCTTTGAGGGTGTGGAGTGGTATCAAGCACTTGCACCCGCTGTACTTCTGGTACTCACAAGAGTGGGTATTCCTGTATCCACCTCATTCCTAGTTCTTTCTGCGTTTGCATCGACGATGGTGCTTCAGCAGGTATTAATGAAATCTATGATGGGGTATTGCGTTGCAGGTGTTGCCGCTTATCTAATTTGGTTGACCCTTACTCGACTTCTAGACGAAGGAAAGTCAATCAAGGAATCCAATAAGAAGTGGTGGGTGATTGGACAGTGGGTGACAACTGGATTCCTTTGGTGGACTTGGTTGTCTCACGATATGGCAAACATCGCAGTATATCTTCCGCGACAACTTTCTGTTGATGTGATGATTATAATCTCTGCTGTTTTTGTTATTGGTCTTGCTTGGATGTTGCAACGACGAGGTGGCAGAATTCAAGAGATTGTACTTGAGAAAAAAAATACTAAATATGTTCGTTCTGCAACCTTGATTGATTTGTTTTACTTTGTTATACTGTATATCTTCAAGGAAGTAAACGACATTCCGATGTCCACCACTTGGGTGTTTGTTGGACTTCTTACTGGACGAGAACTTGCAATCGCTTCCTTCCGACAGAAGGACAGTGTGAAGAAAGTGTTTCCGATGGTAAGCAAAGATTTCTTGAAGTTGATGGTAGGACTCGCCGCTTCGGTGATGATTGTGTTGATTGTTCAATATTTTAAAGGTATGAATTGATGAATAAAGAAAATGTATTAGACAATGGACACGTTCAACTTGTTGACAAAATGGGAAGCGACTTGACCGTGTGTAACGCCGCTCGTGTTTCCTTTAACAGCGAAACCGAATGGGCAGTTGATAAGGAAGTGGAAGCAAGACTGAAGAAATCTAACTCTTCCTTCCGTGCAGAAGACGTTCGTAAACTTTCTGAACGGGATACTAAATTAATTCGTTATCTTGCAAAGCACAATCATTGGACACCATTCGCACACCCACAAATCACGCTTAGAATTAAGGCACCGATTTCAATTCGGACTCAGTTCTTCAAGCACAAGCAGGGGTTCGTAGAGAATGAAATTAGTCGCCGATATGTTGATGAAGAACCTGAATTCTATTATCCAAAGTTTCGACATCGACCATCAGGAAATGCCAAACAAGGAAGTGATGGTTGGTTAGAGTGCGTCGATGGTGGTGGAGAAACGTCTGGGGGATTTGCAACGCATCCTCTATATGAATCTTATAAAAATACCATCCAAAGTGCAATGCGAACATACGAGGATTTGATTGCATCAAATGTTGCACCAGAACAAGCACGGTTTGTACTTCCACAGGGAATGTATACCGAATGGTATTGGACTGGTTCACTTGCCGCGTATGCAAGATTCTACAAACAACGAATCGACGAACACGCACAGTGGGAAATTAGAGAGTATGCAGAAGCAGTAGGAAAAATTATTCGACCCGCATACCCAGTTTCTTGGTCTGAACTTACCAAGTAATATAGATATAACATTCGAAAAAGGAAAAGTAGATTATGCAATACATCAGTGACATTCTTCCAGAGGAATTCCTATCAAAGTACAAAACCAAGAAACCAAACTGGGGCTATAATGGTCTTGGTGAGATTGTCTATAAGCGGACATATTCTC